TTGGACATTATATGTGTTACAGTGTTTTATCAGAAGCCTAATTGTACAAATGGAGTGGTGTGAGGTCACCACGGGGGGAATTGGAATTGTAGATAAAAGTGAACTTGGAATAGAAGTCCTCCAAAGCCACTTGCTCGTCGGGTAATATGCCAGTGGCCAGCCAAAAGCTGTATCGTGCTTTTGGACTAACTTTGCGCCACTTGGCCTCTAACCCCCGCGCAAGGTATGAAGTGCCTGTTTCCAATGACGGATGGTCACCAGCCTTTAATCCATGAGACTCACGCAAATACATCGCGTAAAACTCCTGGAGCACAGGTATACCACTGTTGAGTGCTAGCCCGCCCTCACCGACAGCACCCAACCACGCCCGCATAACTAACTCAGTCTCAAAAGGAACCAGAGAAAGGGAATCCTTGGCAGTACATACCTTTGGATCCCTGACCTGGGTGTAACTGAGTCCATTCCACAAGAAATGTGATTGGCAGAAAACTATTTGCTCAAACTCGTACACTGGCTCCTCAACCACCATGTTAAACCCATAGTCGAGGAACCACTCGTGCACGTCCGAAAACTTCCCAAGGTCCTTGCGGTCACAAATAACAACACAATCATCACCGTTGTTGAGGAGAGAAAACTGGATTTGGTGTTCCTGGCAATACAGCAACACAAGAGAACTTGCTAGTACACAATTCCCTGATGCCGTGTCCATGTCACCACTCATCCTTGATCCCTCAACACCGTATCTGATCATCTTGTCACCTAGCCGCGCAATACCAATGTTAACCAACTGGGATTTAAGCAAACGAGCCAACACTTTTCGATCACGGAATGACGCTACGCAACTCACGTATATGCTATGGAGCCATTTCAAAGCGTCAGTTGACACGCTCTGATCAAACCTTGAAGCATCCATTCCAATCGCGACTGGGTCAGAGAACTTTGACCACTTCTCAAACGCCAGTCGACCAACATCGCCCCCATTCATGCCTTTGACAATTGTTTTCTCCCCAAAGCATTTCGTAACCGCTTTGTAGAGAATGCCTTCCATGGGCTTAAGGAAGACCCCAACAGAGACGTTGTACCGTTTGCGTCTCGGTTGGATGATTCTTGGTGCGGGATCCGGTTTCGAAGTGAAGTTAATCTTCTCAACCTTCGTAAACGTATCAACGTAGCCATCTGATTTGCACACCCCGGAGTGCTCCAAAGATTCAACAGCCTTGAGGTACGCCGTGCGTCGTCGAGCCTGATACAACTCCGCAAATTGTAGCGGAGTGATGGGGTTGGACTTCGGACAGTGTTCAACAATGCTGTTCTTAACTGCGTTGAGACGTTCAGCAAATATGTTCTCCCTTGGCTGGGGAGGGCGAATGAATTCGTTCCCGCTCTTAACGAAAAACAGCCGCTCATAAATGCCACGCATCAAGTTTTGGTATGTGGTTGTGTGTACTTTAAATTCTTGAGAGGAACCACTTCCGAGCAAACAGCTCACCTCTCGAGAATTCTTGGGTTTTTCCCATGCTCC